AAATATTTATAACATATGGCAAATTTAGACGCATTTAGAAAGTTAATCCGCGAAGAGGTTAAAGCTGTATTCCAAGAAGAATTAGCTGGAATCCTTAAAGAAGCTATCATGGCTAATAAGGGGCAGCAAACTATTGTAGAATCAACAAGACCTATAGCAAAACCAACTGTTCCTGCTACTATGAACAGATCTATACCTAAACCAATCGCTCCTGTATTATCCCCAGGCAATCCGTTAAATAGCCTACTTGCTGAGACGGCTCAATCTATGACTATGGATGAATTTGGAGATTTGAATGGAGAGGGAGTAGAAAGAGACGTTCCTATTGTAGAATCAGTAGGAGAGATGTTTGCATCTGCAAAGGGAAGATCTAATTTAGAAGCAATTCAAATTAATGCAGTTCCTGACTTCACTCACATGATGGCAAAAATGGGTATAAACGAATAATATAAATGGCGTATAATTTAAAACAGATAAACGTACTCGATTTGAGAACCTCTACGGGGGTTGGAGTTGCTTTACCGTTTAATACGCCTGCAGTATTTCAAACAGTATATACAACAAAGCAGCAGCTAAAGTATAATATTATTAATTTCTTACTTACTGATAAGCGCGAAAGAATTTTTAATCCAAGCTTTGGAGCAAACATAAGGGGTAAGGTATTTGAGCAAATAACAGAAGATACTATTGATAGCTTAGATACTCAAATAAGAACAGGAGTGAATCAGTACTTCCCGAACGTAGTTATTACAGAACTAACCTTTGGAGGAAAACCTGATCAAAACTTACTAACAATTCAGTTTTCGTACACAATTAGTAATACAGGTGAATCTGATAATATAACAATAAGTTTAAATGGCTAATAAGAATATAACATATTTAAATAAGGACTTTAATACGTTTAGAACTGCGTTAATTGAATACGCTAAAGCTTATTATCCTCAGTCCTACAACGACTTCTCCACATCCTCTCCCGGTACGATGTTTATTGAGATGGCTTCCTATGTAGGAGATGTCCTATCTTTTTACCTAGATAATCAAGTTCAAGAAAACTTTCTAGAGTATGCAAAGCAGACTAATAATCTATATACGTTAGCTTATATGATGGGCTATAGACCCAAAGTAACTTCTGCAGCTATTACAACACTGGACGTATATCAACAAATACCATCTTCAGGCTCTAGCTACGCTCCAAATTTTAACTATGCAATGATTATTGAAGAGGGTATGCAAGTTAGATCAAATATTAACGGCTCTAATTATTTTTACTGTCCAAATAGAGTAAACTTTAATTTATCTTCCTCTATTGATACAACAGAAATTTCTGTATATACAACAGACGGCAACGGAAATCCTAATACGTATCTATTAAAAAAGCAAACACAAGCACTATCCGGACAAGTTAAAACAGTAAATCTATCTTTTGGAGCAGCAGAAAGATTTTCTATCAGAACTATACAAGATACTAACATTATCGAAATACTTAATGTATACGATCAAGTTACAGGTTTTAGATGGTATGAAGTTCCTTATTTAGCTCAAGAATTTATATTAAATCCCGTTACTAATACTCAAGCTAATTATCCTCAACTATATTCAGAAGCGAACCAAGTACCCTACATAATAGAAAGACTTCCAGTACCTAGAAGATTCGTTTCAAGATTTACTACAAACGATATATTAGAGCTAGAATTTGGTGCAGGTATTCAATCTGCCTCTGGTTCAATTCCAAATCCATTTAACGTAGGTATAGGAACAGTAAACGGCATCGACTTGCTAAATACAGCTTATGATCCTACAAATTTTGTAGTAAATCAATCTTACGGCTTAGCTCCTTCTAGTACCACTCTTACGGTATCTTACTTAGCAGGAGGCGGAGCCAGCTCAAACGTTAACACTAATGAATTAACTCAGGTAGTTTCTTCAAACATTACCTTCCCTAACCCGACAAATCCAACTACCGAAGCTTCTATTAAAGCTACTTTAGCTACTAATAATGCAGTACAGGCGGTAGGAGGGGGAGATGGCGATACTGCAGACGGTATTAGATTAAATACACTTGCAAAGTTTCCTTCCCAGATGAGAGCTGTAACGCAGCAAGATTACCTAGGAACTGTATTAGGTATGCCACCTAAATTTGGACAAGTAGCAAAAGCATATGTAACAAAAGACACTGCTTTATTTTCTCAATACCTAAGGAATGAGCCAGGAGAAAGAGATCCTCTTGCAACTTCAATTTATGTATTAAGCTATAATACAGACGGAACCTTTACAGACCCAAGCCCTGCTCTGTATCGTAATATTCAAACTTACTTAGGAGATTATAGAATGCTGACAGATACTATTATCTTAAAGCCAGCTTATATAATTAATATTAAAGTTAATTTTGATATTGTTATAAGACCTAACTTTACTTCAAGAGAAGTAATTGCCGGGTGTTTAGCTATACTACAGACTTATTTTAATAGAGAAAACTGGCAAATAAACCAACCGATTATTCTTTCTGAAATTTACACCTTACTCGATCAAATAGCAGGTGTTCAAACAGTTCAAAGAGTGACTGTAAATAACATAGCAGGAACTTCATCAGGATATTCTCAATACAGTTATGATATATCAGCAGCAACTCTAAACGGTACAATATATCCTTCTTTAGATCCAAGTATCTTTGAAGTTAAATACCCGGACACAGATATTCAAGGACGCGTAGTAACAATGTAATAAAATGGCAGTATACAACATATTCGCATCAGCAGATGCAACAATTTATTCGAGATACCCGTTAAAAAATACCGGTAGAGATCCTATATTAGAAGTATCCGTTAAAAATTCTCAAGACGGTACTAGATTTTTATATAGAAACCCTATAACAGAGAATCCGTACTATACCTACGATTTAGCCGCTAACGGTAACTATAGTACTTCAGATGCTTATTTTCCTAACACAGATATCAGAAGATCTGTACTACAGTTTTCTGACCAAGATATTAATAAGCTAAAAGTTTATGCCTCTCAAGCAAAAAGCGGATCTTACGCAGCAAGTTTAAAATTATTTTTAGCTTCTGCACAGAATTTAAACACTACCTATTCATTAGACGTATTTCCAGTATCTCAATCTTGGTGTATGGGAACAGGACAATTTGCACAAGTACCTCAATCTGTAAACGGAGTATCTTGGATGTATACCTGTCAATCAGGAAGTTCTCCTGCTTGGTCAGAAGATACTTTTTATTGGAATAATATCGACTTACCGAGCTGGGAGTCAGCTAGCTATAATTGGGAGTATGTCCCTACAGTCGGACAACCTTACTATGTAGGAAGCGGCGGGTCATGGTATGATTATATAGAATCAACTCAGAGCTTTGATTATATGTCTAATAAAGACATAAATACAGATATAACTGATATAATGACTGAGTGGCTTTCTGGTTCAATTCCTAACTACGGAGTAATAGTAAAGCATCCTCAAGCAGTAGAAGAAGATCCCAATGCATTTATAGATCTTAAATTCTTCTCTGTAGACACTCATACAATCTACCCTCCTACTATTGAATTTAAATGGGATGATTCTTACTACTTTCCTCAAGGAGGTAACTTCGCTTTAAGCGATCAAATTACAGTAGTACTTGCAAACAATCCAGGTCAGTTTACTCAGAACGAGGTTTATAAAATGAGAATAGGTACTAGATATACCTATCCTCCAAGACAATTTACAACCTCTTCTGTATATCTAACTAACCTATACTTATCTCAAAATACTTACTGGGCCCTACAAGATGTAAAGACAGGAGAAATGGTAGTAGACTTTGATGAAAGCTTTACAAAATTAAGCGCCGATAGTATAGGTAACTACTTTACTCTATATACTAGCGGATTAGAAATTAATAGATACTATAGACTCTTAATCAAAACTAACATATACTCTACAACTTTCGGACCCTTATCAATTTATAACAACGAACAGACCCTATACGACGCCTTATCGGTTTATAGTGCTGCAGACCTACAGCTATTGCCAGCTGAGGAGGTAACCTATACAGGTCAGAATTTGGTATTTAAAATCGTAGCATAATGTCACAAGAAGTTAAGCTAGTAAAAGAAGTTTATGGACGTACCACTTACACTAAGGTAATTGATACTTCCTTTAGTGAGCTATATACTCCTATTACCGCTTCTATAGCTCCAAGCACTCAAACTACTGTAGAGTTATTTTTTGACGCTTATAACGATTTATTTTTTCAAATACCTGCTACCGGGGAGTTAAACTCTCACGAGTATTTAGTAAAAAGAAGTTTAGAATATTTAGGTGGAGGGGTAGTAACAGATACAGAACAAGCTTATATTGATGAGATAAACTCTCTAAGACAGCAGCTTTTAGAAGCGAATACAAACTTTTTGAATATAAATAATTTAGTTTAATGGAATTAGTAGATGTAAGATACATAGGATCCGATGATCAATATCAAACATACGCTCCGACGGATGTAGCCTTAATTAATACAAATACAATTGTAGCTAATTATGGAGCTCCGAACGACTATATTGAGTATTTCATTAAGGATCTAAGTAATACGGTATTAAGCGCTAACTACTATGCAACTCAGTATGAACTTGACGACAGTGTTGTAGATCCTATAACTGGAACAACAACTCAACTATACTTAAATCCAGAAATGGATGCTAGAAGGCTAGGATATGATAGAGGTGTAGTAAATGTTAAATATAACTTCTTTACAAGGCACCTAGACTCAGCACCAGCCACTAGTCAAAACTTCTGGATTAAAGAGATATCTACCTCTAGAACTGAGATTAAAGCAGCTAGACAAGACCTATCCAATACTACCCTATCTAATGCTTTTTTAACTTTTAACGGGATACTATCTGCTGACGCTTATTACCCTACTTTTTACTTAAACTTTGGCGCGGATGTACAAGTGATCGGAGTCAACGCTGTTTATGTAGAAGAAGATGGAAACGCGTATATAATTTTTAAATTATATGAACCGTTACCTATAGAGTTTGATATTAAGTCAACTTTTTGGGTCGTAACTCAAGTAGCTGATCCCGCTGAATTTAACGTAACTATTAACGTTGCACCTGAAGCAATAATTGATAGTAGAGCTATTAAAGGACCTAACTTTAAAGTAACTATTAATGATAAAGTAGGACAAACAACTCCTTACTACTCTTACGAAGCACTACTTTTAACCTCTGTTACCTCTTCTTTTCAGCAATTGAAGTCAATGATGGATGAAAAAGGTATTCAAATAAATGTAGACTATAGTAACTTTTCAAACTTCGTACATTTTTCTTCTGCAACAGAAAGACTATATAACTTTGTATATAAGGTTCAGCTAATTGAATCTGCCTCAGCAGGTCTTACCCAAAATAATACCAGTACCGCTAAAGTATTATTACAGAATCAAATTAATACAACTATAACCAATTTCGACGGATATGAGTATTATTTATATTTTACTTCTGCTTCGACAGCATGGCCAAAGCAAAACAGCACACAGCCCTATCCCTTATATTCAGTAACTTCTTCTCAAGTTACAACCTGGTTAG